GCGGCTTCGACGGCGGCGATGTAGGCGGCTGCGTCGGTGTCAGCTGGTGCCCAGGTCTGGCGCAGGAGCACTCGGCCGGGCGCATTGAGAGGCGTCATGGGATCACCGCCGCGAAGGCTTGGATGAGGGTGGTCACGCGGGTGTCGAGGGCGGCGAGGTTGAGGGATTCGCCGATGGAGTAGAAGGCGAGGCGTCCGTTACTATAGTTACCCACAACAGGATTGTAGTTACGGGCAAAAACCGCAATCTGCCTAGCAGATGCGGCTACCGACGAGCCTGAAGTCGTGACCTCACTGCCACCGTTACGTGTAACGTAAGACGCGGATGAGCCTCGGTTGACACCAAAGAACCCCGTTGAAGCTGTCAACGAGTCGAGGCCCTCAAACCGCGATCTGCCGTAGTGATCTGGAGTCGTGAATCTACCAAGACTACTGCCGGAATTGGGCACATCTCCGACGCCTATGTAAAAGTCAGGGGCCCGATTTGTCGTCAGACTTGATACATAGACCGACATGTGATGCGAATCGCGCGGGTCGGCATTGTCCAGGCGTCCCGACCCCAGGTGCTTACTACTGCCATCCCCCACCAGTCCCGTCTTCCTGTTGTAATCCCCACTCACGAAGCCGTTATTCGTCGGAGCCGGGCCCTTGATGGGGTAGAGGGCGCCCGTGAGGTTGCTCCAGCCAGCCATGATGCAGCAGGCTTTGATCGGGTCCCAGATTCGGTCCTGCTTGCAGCCCACAACGAAGGCGTTGATGGCGAGGGCCAGGTCAGTGGCTTGTGTCATGCGAGGGTCCCTCCAGCGCGATAGACGCCACCGATGTAGACCGCAGCGTCCAGATCCATTGTGACGAGCTCGGGGAGGTCGGGTGTCAACGCGTAGGTGATGAGATTCAGGAGGCGAGTGACACGGGTGTCGAGGGCGGCGAGGTCAAGGGATTCACCCGCCGTAAAAAACGCAAGACGGTGCCCCCCCACGCTGGTTGCTCCCGGTCGCGCGTAGACGGTTACGGGGCCCGTGTGAACGCCAGTGGACGCCTGGCTCTGAACAACACTGATTGATGGATACCTGATGGTCTTGTTGGCAGAGTCGGAGCGCGACCAGCCGTAAAGGCCAGCGGAATTCGTACCAATGTTCTGCTGTCCCGTGCCGTCGTTTGCTCGATACACAAAAAAAGTAGATCCGCCTGTCCCTGCGTACCAAAGTTCGCTAGGGCTTGACGCTCCAATCAAGTGCTGATTAACGCCCGTCGCATTGATTGTGCTGGCATAGGCTGCCAAGTGCATGTTGTTCTGGTTAGCGGCGCTGGGCGACCATCCGGTCTGAAGGTACTTGGCAGCGGCGTCACCCACCAGCCCCGTCTTCCTGTCGTAATCTCCGCTCACGAAGTTAAAGTTCGTCGGCGCTGCTCCAACCAGCGGCACCAGCGCGCCGTTCAGCGTGCGAGCGCCCGCCAGGATGCAGCTGGCCTTGATTGCCGACCAGATGCCATCCGCCTTGCAGCCGATGATGAAGTCATCGACCGCTCTGGCCACGCCGGTCTCCAGTGCCTGGCCGTCAGCGGCTTCCACGGCCGTGACGTACGCCAGGGCCTCAGGCTGAGTCAGCCCACTGAAGCCGGGGCGCCAGACGAGGGTCATGCGCCACCTCCAGCCTGGGGCCGCTCGTAGCTCAGCAGCTCCGCAACGCGGTCAGCGTCGAGCAGCTCAGCGTCCACCAGCTGTTGCAGCCCCGGCTCCAGGCGCGGGTCGTCGAAGTTGACCACAGGCTCCGCGAGGAGGGTGGCGAGGAGGCCGGCGACGGTGGCATCGGTCTCGGCGGCGGCGAGGATGCCCGAGTACTCAGCGGGGGTGAAGCGAGCGATGAAGGCGGCAGAGGTGATGACGCCCACGCGGAAGAGGTCGGCATAGCTCTTGCCTTGGGCCTCCAGTAGCTCCAGGGCGAGGGCTTCGGCGGTGGTGCCGTTGCGGTTGGCGGCCTCGATGAAGCCATCCACGAAGCGGGGGTGGTCGAGGGTGATGGTGAGGGTCATGGCGGTCAGGTAGCGATGAGGCCGAGATCCCGCAGCCGGGACAGCAGCAGGTTGAGTTGAGTGATGACGCTAGCAGCATCCGTCGCATCAGCCACGGCTGCCGGTTGGACCACTGGCGTGGCGTTGTAGAACGCCAGTTTTTGCGTGGTGGCGGTGCCGATTTTGGTGCCAGTGGAGGTGCTAAGTTTGATATTTCTGTTTACCAGTTCAAGCGTCTGGTTCACCTGTAACGCCTGGATGTTGTAGTCAAACAGCATCCAGTTAGATCCACCGAACCCCATTCCTATGGTCGCGCCACCGGCAGCGCTTGGATTTAGCGAGATCGCTGTATCACTCGCAGCGACCCTGCGGACGCCATTCACTTGCAAGTCGATTAGGTTCCCAGCAAACCCACTCGCCGCATTGACGCCCAGGCCGGTGCCACTGGTGCTCCACGCTGTAGACGTGGTGCCCGAAGGCTCAATGAGCAGGTGAGGCTTGGTGGTAGTGGCGCTGCCGCCCGTGAACCACGTCCCGGTGAAGGCAACCGGAGGTGTACTGGCTGCCCCGTTGGCACTGAAGGCAATACTCCGCAGTGTCCCAGTGCCAGCCGCTTCGTTGGCGATGTTCAGGACGTTGCCAGACCACGAGTGCGTGTGGCGTTCGTAGTTGCTGCCGTCGGTGTAGGTGTTGTAGACGCGGAACGTCTGGGCGTTGGTGCTGTTGCGTTGGGCGAGGGTGTTGGCGGCGTCGCGGTATAGGGCTAGTGAAATAACAGGATTGTTTGCCTCATTCGCCCATGCGTAATAGGCAGCCGTTTCAGGTACGGTAACACCCGCCGCCTTGATCCCTACTTCTACGCCTGAGCCGCCCAACCTCAAGCCGCCGCCTGTTGTGGCGCGTGCAACGACTGCGCTGGCGCCTAACTGGAGCCAGCCATCACTGTTAATGCGAGCCTGACTAACCCCCGCCACCTGCAAATCCAGCAGGTTCCCCGCAAACCCACTCGCCGCATTGACGCCCAGGCCGGTGCCGCTGGTGCTCCACGCTGTAGACGTGGTGCCAGAGGGCTCAATGAGCAGGTGAGGCTTCGTGGATGTCGCTGTTCCGCCGGTGAACCACGTCCCAGTGAAGGCAACCGGAGGAGTGCTGGCTGCCCCGTTAGCACTGAAGGCAATACTGCGCAGGGTGCCGGTGCCAGCGGCCTCGTTGGCGATGTTCAGGACGTTGCCTGACCACGAGTGCGTGTGACGCTCGTAGTTACTGGCGTCGGTGAAGGTGTTGTAGACGCGGAACGTCTGGGCGTTGGTGCTGTTGCGTTGGGCGAGGGTGTTGGCGGCGTCACGGAGAACAGTAAGATCTGGCGCACCATTTGAGGAAGTTGTACTTGACCACTGAATTACGGCAGGACTTTCTAGCTGAAACGCACCATTAGTGAATCCGAATTGGAGATCAGTGCCTATATAAAAGTTGTACGCATTAAAACGCAATGCTGTAAAAGCATTCGGCGAGATCTGCAAATAGGGGCTCCCATTCACCTGCAAATCCAGCAGGTTCCCCGCAAACCCACTCGCCGCATTGACCCCCAGGCCGGTGCCGCTGGTGCTCCACGCTGTAGACGTGGTGCCCGAAGGCTCAATGAGCAGGTGAGGCTTCGTCGTTGTCGCTGAACCGCCGGTGAACCACGATCCAGTGAAAGCCTTTGCCGGCGAACTGGCGAGCGAGGTGTAGCTGTTGACGAAGCGCCCCGCCGTGGTCAGCGTGGTGCCGTCGTAGGTGAGGGTGCTGATGCCGGCGAGGGCGCCACTGGCGTTATAGACCAACTGCGAGCTACTGCCGCCGACCAAGGCGATGGTGCCTGTGGCGTCGGGGAACGATAAAACGCGGTTGGCAGTAGGCGTCACCGTTTGGATGGTGGTGACAAAACTGCCGCCATCATTCAGCTCGATGTCACCACCTGTGGTGAGCTTGTTGGTCGTCTTGTTGAAGACCAGGCCGCTGTCACCGCCAAAGACCCCGGCGTCATTGAACTGGACCTGGGTGTCAGATCCGCCCGGGGTTCCACCACCGCCGCCAGTGCCACCAGGAACGATAAAGATCGCCATCAGACGTACTCCGTAACCTGGGCCGTACCGTTGGCCGCCGCCCAGATGCCGTAGATGGCGTTCGGGATGATCAGCTGCTGATCTAGCAGCAGGAACGACCCCGCCGGCATCGCAATAAAGCAGTTACCCGTGGTGGCCGGGGTCGAGAAGCTCAGGTACAGCGTGCTGGTACTGACGTTGCTGACGCTGAAACCCCGCCTGGAATTGTTGGCCGCCAGTAGCAGGACGCTCGTGGCGCTGCTGGCGACGCTCGTCGTGGCTGGGACGCGGTCGTCTACGGCGGTAGCGACTTCTTCGTAGTTGCGGCCCCTGATCGTTGCAACGGGCATCCCACCACTCCGGTTGCGCCCTACCCGGCAGGCGTGCCATGGCGGGCAATGTGTGAGACCAGGCTAGCGAAGATACGGCTAACTCAGTCCCGGCAGCGTGTAGACCTGGTCAAGATTGCCCACCGCCATGACCTCCGCCAGGGCCAGCAGCTCCGGCGTCGAGAACTGGGCGGCGGCGCACAGCAGATCCACGCAGGC